CATCAATAGTTAATGGCTTTGTGAATGTAATGCCAGCTAGTTCAATGGTTTCGATTTTGATGCAGAATTCAAAACCTGGTTTACCAAACACAGAAGCGGGGAATTGATCTAAATCAGAAAAGTCCAACATGTCTCCAATAGGACGACAAAGAACAGTTTTACCTTTTTGAAGAGCTGCAAATGCTTCAGCTGCAGTGATTAGATTATTCATGCTGTCATCCCCGTTTTGGCTAATGTTTCAATGTCTTGTTTAACTGCTGGCAGATTTGCTGCTTCAATTTGGATAAGGGCATCTATGCCGAAGTGTTCACAAACTGTTTTCACGTCTAGGCCGCGTTCAGCTATGAAGTTTTGAAGTTCATCTCTTTGTTGATCTGAGATACCGTTAAATTCAGGTGGACTAATCCAAGTGCCACGTTGCTTATCAAACGTGCAATTCAATGCTTTAGCCCTCATTAACATTGCTTGGCGCATGTTCTGGTAATACATATGTTCTTTATCAAGCGACTCAGTTAATTGATTAAGGTCACCTGCATGCTCTGCTTCCTCACAGCTTTGTTTCCAGTTTTCTAGCTCTTCTTGGGCTTTAGCTGCTGCAAGTTGTGCAGGCGTTAAGGTGTTAATGTGATCTTTAGCTTGAGTAATCAGGTCAGCCAAGAAAGTAGGGTGTGCTTTAAGATCAGGTACCCATACTTCACCGGTTTCACCGCCTAAAGCACCTGAGTTTTTCGCATGATGTGTAGGCGAAGGTTTGAAATTAATAACGCGGGCATTTTTACCTTCACCAGTAGTAACAGTTGTTAGATAACCCATGACATCTGCGATACGGTAAAGCTCGTTACGGTTTTTACCACCTAGATCTGGTCGGTAAATAATTTGATCACCGTTTTGATCTTCTGATGCGTGTGCAATGAAAACAACATCTTTACCTAAACTGATCAAAGTATTGATGTATTGCTTGAACGTTTGGTTCGCTAAACCTTGAGCCTTTAACTTTAAAGAACCATCTTTTTGACGGTTATTTGCCGTAAGTAACAGGTGGGTTTTTATGCATTCAAGCATTGCACCCACGGTATCAATGACAACAGTTTTATATGGTGCTAAGTCCTGCGGAGTAAGGTTTGCAACATCACTCCATTGTTGAACCTGTACAACTGCACCACGACGTAATTCACCAGTACGGTGAGCACCACGGTCAAAGTCAAAAGAAATTGCTTTTTCCGCAGTAAAGCCCATCGATGATTTACCTAAACCCGGATCAGCGTATAGGTACACAATAATTGCTTGAACCAATAAAGTTTGGTCAGCAGTAATAATCGGTAGAGCCATTTTATTATCCTTATCTTGAGCCAGTGAAGCCGCGCTTAGTTTTATAAGCTTTGCGGTCATAAGTAGGAATGTTTGTTTCACGTAGCTTTATTGCGAGCTGCTTTCTGCGTTGGAAGTCGATTACTTGCATAAGAGAAGCGAAAATCTTTGGTTCCTTAGCTTTAAATTGCTCAACATTAAGTGGCTTTTTAACGCCATCTTTAATTTCGTAAAGTACTGAGCCGTTAGCGTTTGCAGCATAGATAGCCCACTTAATACGTACGGAATAAAGACCTTTATCATCACGGCCCAAATAAGACTTGTAGCCGTCAGGGTGCTTTTTAAAATTAGTCATCTTTAAGCCTCCACCAACTTGTTACGTTCGATGAAGCCTTTTAGAAGGCCATTAATGTTTCGGATGTCTTCAAATTCGGTGAAATCGTTATATGACTTACCGTTAATATCAGTGATTTCATTTACAGTGAGTTGGGTAATATCAACAGCGGTGAATTCAGAACCCGGAACGCCGTAGCTGTCTGTATGAGCTTCAAAATCAAAGCTCACATTTAAACGGAAGCTATCTAATTTGATGACGGCAACGCCAGAATGTTTACCTGTGATTTTCGCGGTTAAAACACCGTAAGTACTTGGTTGTGTTTTAGGGGTAAAAAGAGTAGGTGCTTCTTTTGTTTGGAAAGCTGGTTGCAATTGGCAAGCAACCAATGAACCACCTGAGATTGCAAGAGCAGCCATGCTGACAAATGCAAATGAGTTGAAAGGGGTAGCTTTTACGTTCATAATTAATCTCGCAGTTTTGCAAAAGCACATCGGAAGGTAGAAGAGTCGGTGTGCTTTTTTATAGTCTACGAGGTAAAGATTACTTTACAAAATTAAATATGTAAAGTGTGATTTACAAAATAATGTAAACTAAACTAAACATTTTATTTTGATAAAAAAGAAAACCCACCGTGGTGGTGGGTTAGGTATAGTATTGAAATGGTTAGGCTACTTCTTTTTCCCACCCATATATCTCACTTGCCAGACCTTCTAGAGATGTTGAGCTGTACAACTCAATACCTTGTGGCTTCAATGTACTATCTAATTTGTCAACAATCTCATCGATCTGTTCGATTCTATATGGTGTTAAGTGCTCCAGATTGTCGCTATCAGGTTTTAAAATAAATAGATATGGTTTCTTTTTTAAGTGATCTGATGCTGTTCTTAAATCATTGATCGCTTGTAAGTAATCAATTCTAATTCTTGCTGGATCAGAAAATACAACACTTGCCCAATTACCAACAGCATCACTATCTACAGGTCTTAAAGGAGCATGAATATTTTGATTATTGATTTCAATATAGCGAGAGCTTGGTATAAGTTTATTAAAGCTAAATCCATCATGATCTTGCCGCTTTAATTCATCCAATAAACTATTACTGAGCTGTTGAAAGTTAAAAGCATTAAATCCTGAGTTTTTTCTTTTTTTAGCAATAATAGGACGACCCAAAGGAACAGCTATATCAAATAAATGATCAATAAGCTGACTTCCGCTTTTGCCTCGAATAAACCCATGATTATCAAAAATCAATTGACTTGATAATTCTAGGCAGCCTTCATTAGCCCATGATTCTGCAAGTTTTGTAATGCGTTGGGCATGAAATTTCATCTCCTCACCAAACATACATGAGAATCTATTAAAGCTATCACCATCAATAGTGCGAACAAAAATCTCATTTTCTGTTTTCAATACAACACCAAGATTAAAACACTCGCGTGTTGTTGGATCTGGCGTCCACTTTATTGTCATCCATTCACCAGTTAATAAAGGTGTTGTTTTTGCTTTAGATAGACGTTCAAGTAAAGACATTTAAGCCACCAGTCCTATTCGATTGGCAAATAGTGCACTAGGTTGTTGGCAACGGTAGTGCAAAAAATCAAATAAATGATCCAAGTATCTTGGATGATCAGTTTCAGGTATGTCTGAAATTTCAAGAATATTTTTCCACCAGGTGAGTAATTGCTTTTGTATAGAAATAAAAGCTTGCTCGTGCTCACCAATAGCTTCTACTGCTTTACTTTTAACTGTAAAAGTTGTTTGCTGCTTAATAGCATTATGCTGATCGAGAATATAAAGCAATTTATTGAAGAAAAATTGACTTTTGTCAAGCTGAGTTAGATTTTTTATCCAATCTATTCTACCTAGAATTTCTCCATGATCTATTACTCCCATGTTGCCATTTCCTGTCATCACTAGATTTCCAATATTCCGGTCATCATTTGCAATGAAATCATCAAAAGCGATTATTTGAGGAATATTTTTTTGATCACATATTAATGAAATTGCATTAATATATTTATTTTTTGTGTCTTCAATATTTCTCTCTAGAGAAGCTTGGGATTTATTAAGTTGAAAGATTCCAGATACGCTTTGCCCACATTCAGAAGTAACCCATGCCCAGGTCTCAGATTCTTCATTAGCAGTATTTAGCCCATAATCAGCATAAAACAATTGGTTTAATGGCATTAGGGCAGCACTATCAGGCTGAAATATACCCAAAGCATTACCTATTAAAAATCCAGTCAATTCATTGAATATTTTTCTTATCCTGTCCTGTTTTGGATACACCTTTACGTAGCACTTACGCAATGACCCATCATCCCATTCAATACTAGCTTTTCTTGTTGCTCCCATCACCCCACCACTAATTAACTCATGAGAAGTTATGTATGCAGTGCTAGGTAAGACAGTTATACTCATTTGAATTCCCTCAATAATCTATAATAATTTCCCCGATCAATTCTAAAATTCTGCGTCGGGCCACGTTTTTTATCAATTTGGTCTAGTTCTTCTTTTTGCTCTATATGTATATCGCATGCAGTCAACCACTTGACCTACGAAATAACAATGCTCATCCAAAGGAATGATATTTGGTTCAAATTTAGGATTTAGAGCCTGTAGATAACGAGATCCATCTGTCTCAATAACAAGCTTTTTAAAAGTTGCATCTTCAAATCTTCGGACCACAACCATATCGCCAGATTGCATGTCACTGTAGTAAACATCTGGGTCAACAAGAATGTAATCACCCTCTAGAAAGTCAGGTTGATTACTAACGCCTTGAACTTTTAGATAAAAACAATTAGTGCATTCATCAGGTAAAGGGAGCCACTCTTCAACCATTGATAGATCAACTGATTGCACATTGGTAAAAGTTCCAGCTTGAACCCATGAAAGAACAGGTGCTAATTTTGCTACTTTCTTGGAGACATTATTATCAATTTTTGTAGCATCCATTTTGTTGCTTTGACCAGCAAGCCAATCTTTAGAAACCCCCAAAAACTCGGCAGCTTTTACTAAATTTGAGCCTTCAAGTTCTTGTGTTGGCCCATTTACCCATAGCCCGACATTAGCTCTACTAACGCCTGCAAATCTAGCTAAATCAGTATTCTTGAATCTTTTACCTGTTTCAGACTCATAGTGTTTTATAGCTAAAGACATTCGCTCTTGTAGAGTGCTCATAGTGTAAATCTCATGGCTATTGCCATATGTAAAATGTAAAGAAATCTTAACTTTTCATTTGCAAAGCTTGCTAAACATTTATTCGTAAAGTAGACTTGACAAAGTAAAGTTGAAGTTAGGAATTAATATGCGAATTGAGATGAAAACATCAGATGTTTTGGCTCGGTTCAATGCGCCAAAAATCGCAAAAATCTTAAAAATTAGCCGTCAAGCAGTTTACCAGTGGGGTGAATTTGTGCCTGAAGCTGCTGCTTTTAAGCTGCTTGAACAAGAACCAACACTACCATTTAAGAGAGTTTCATGAGCCTTGAAAAAGAAGATCTTCGTTTGAAGATGCTCCCTGACATGATGGAGCGTTTGAGATTGATCTCGGATGTCCGAGGTAAAGATTATGCGCATCAAGCCGTAATCCTCTTAGAGAAAGCCATTATGGGTGAATATCATGAGGTTAGCTTAATGCTTGAAAGAGCTGAAAAAAATAGGAAGAAAAGGGAGCGTTTAGGATTACTAGGGAAGATCGGGGTAAACCCAGAATCCCAAATTCTAGAAATTAAAAAAGCCTGATGGTCGAGATCAGGCTTCTAGGCATTCAATTGAGGTGGATCAAATGAACACAAACAATTTATCAGAACAACCAATCGAACTCAACTCACCAGATTTTTTAATAGGTGACGTTGTAGTGCTTACTAAAGAGTGCCGTACTTTCAAATCAAATGATTTGTTTGAAGTTAAAAATAAAACTTTGACTAGGTTGTGGACTATCAAATCGGAGAATCATTTGATTCTGGTTTCATCAAAAGAAATCCGTACAGCAACAGTAGCAGAGCTCAACGCTAAACGCCGCCTAACAAAAGCTGAGCAAGCATTAGCGGAGGTGTCATGAGTACCTTTGAACAACAACAAAAGCATATTCAATCCTGGCATGAACCAGCATTAAGAACTTTGTCTGGTTTGTTGAAAAAACGGAAGGAAAATTTAGCCCGCCAAAACCGTGACGAAAAAAATGCTGCTGTAACACGTGATGAATTCATGCAAGCCCTTTCAGAGCAGCACAGAATGCCTATTTTCCATGCTGGTCAAATCATTTCAAGTTTATATCAAGCTAAGAGAATCCGTTATTTAGGTAGCACTTTCATTCAATTAAATGAAGGTGACAAAGCATGAATACATTTGTTGATGCAGCGCGTTCTTTCAGAACTCAGTTTGATCTGAATTTCTCGGAAAAAATCATTGTTGATTTCTTTGCGGGCGGCGGTGGTGCAAGCACCGGTTTAGAAATGGGGTTAAACAGGCCTGTTTATGTTGCTGTAAACCATAATCCAAAAGCAATTTCTATGCATGAGGCTAATCATCCCCATGCAAAGCATTATGTTCAAGATGTATTTGCAGTAGATCCAATTGATATTTGTGATGGTCATCAAGTCGGTTGGTTTCATGCAAGCCCAGACTGCACACATCATTCGCAAGCTGCTGGCGGACAACCACGTAAAAAAGAAATACGTGACCTTTCTTGGGTTGTTCTTAAGTTTGCAGGCAAAGTTAAACCTGATGTGATCAGTTTAGAAAATGTTAAGCAGATCTTAGGATGGGGACCTTTAATTGCAAAACGAGACAAAGCAACAGGCAGAGTCATTACTCTCGATAAAATTAATATTAATGGCAAAAAGGTAAATCGAATTGCAGAGCCTGGTGAGCGAGTTCCTCGCCACAATCAATTCTTAGTACCAAACCCCAAGAAGAAAGGTAAAACTTGGAAACACTTTGTCCGTAGTCTTGAACAACTTGGTTATGAAGTTGAGTGGCAAAAAAATATTATTGCTGCTGACTTCGGAGCGCCAACAAAACGTGAGCGATTATTTCTCATTGCCCGCTGTGATGGGCAACCAATAGTATGGCCAGAAAAATACTTCTCAAAGAAACCTAAGGGTAATTTAAAAAAATGGCGCTCAACAGTTGAATGTGTTGATTTTTCAGATTTAGGAAATTCTATTTTTGATAGGCCGCAAGGTCCTCTAGCTGATGCAACTCTAAAACGCATAGCTAAAGGTATTCAAAAATATGTCATTGAAACTAAAGAGCCATTTTTTGTTAATTCTGCCACACCTTTTATTGGCCGTGATTTCCGTACAAGTTTTGGTCATGACATACGTGAACCATTAGCAACAACTACAGCAGGTTATGGCGGACATAGTTCTTTAATAAGTCCAATCCTTGTTCCGTTTATTACAGAGTTTGCAAACGCTTCTCAACAGCGGAATTGGTCAATTGATGAGCCTCTATCAACCATATGTGCACAAGTGAAAGGTGGGCATCATGGATTAGTTACTGCCAAGTTGAGCAAAGATAACTATAAGGGCGCTCTTCGTGTTGCTGCATTTTTAATTAACTACTACGGCAATGGAGACGCAAGAAGTATCACTGAGCCAATGGATACGATCACTACTAAAGATCGTTTAGCCCTAGTTACTGTTTGGATCAAAGGTGAACCTTGGGCAATTGTTGATATCTGTATACGCATGCTTAAACCACGTGAACTTTTTAGAGCGCAGGGGTTTCCAGATTCATACGTAATTGAATACGGGAGCGATGGAAAGCCTCTATCTAAAAAAGATCAAGTCTTTATGGTTGGTAACTCCGTTTCTCCATATCCAATGGCTGCTATCGCCAGAGCAAATAATCCATTTATTACGCAACAAATTAAGGGGGCCGCATGAATTATTACCAACACCATATTGGTGACT